ATCGACACGAGCAGACCGGCTCTGTCTTGCAGCCAACATTCAGTGGTGCCTCAACTACGCCCACAGCGTGGCAACCGATTGAGGGGATGTCATCCACAGTTTTCGCTCGTGAAGACTGCACCGCCTTGGTCATTGGCAGTTTTTACGTTCATGACTCAGGCGGTAGTGATGGTTTTGCAAATGTAGATACTTTGGAAACCAACTCAAGTCGACAAGAAGCTGCGTTTACAAGGTGCATGCTGGCCGGCAGAATCATTTGTGAAACGGCGTTGTTCCTGGACAAAGGCGACGGCAATGGTTCTGTTCTTCAGAGTCGAACAAAACGTAGAATTTATTCAAGAGGGGAACAGTCTTATAATTGCAGAAGGATGAATCATTCTTTTACGATTCCTGTAGAGTTGAAAAAAGGCGAAAACAAACTTTCATACAGGACGTATTATCGGCTCAAGAAAAGAGATGACTTTCATGTGAAGCACATCTTTTTTGACGCCAGAAACTTTGTCGTTGACTGCCTCTACAGGTGATATGATTTAAAGGAGGTAGTGATGGCTAACGAAGGTGCTTACATCGCAGGCGGAGCAAGCAGTGCTTTGTCTGGTGCCGCTACTGGGTTCGCCGTTGGTGGAGGGCCAGTTGGTGCCGCAGTCGGTGGTGCAATCGGGCTTGGACTTGGTTTGTTTGGCGCCAGTGAAGCCGAAAAAGCCGAAAAAGAACGCAAGAAGCTTGAGCGAAAACAACGCGCAGAACGAAAAAACGCAGACGCTCAAGTACGTCGAACTCAAAGAAGAGAGACTGCGATTGAAAAAGAGAGGTCTTCAAGGGCCGCTAAAGAGCAGACTGATCTTCCGGGCGTCAGGCTTTCCCAAGAAGATTTGGGTCTTTCTGGAAACATGGCAATGGGCGGCGGCACTCCATACGACAACTACTTGGCCGTTACTTATGGCCGCAAGACATTTTTGTAGAGGCAAGCATGGCTTTAACTGACGATATTAAGACTACTGAAGACATGTTGCTTTTCGAAGCTTTGAAAGATGAGCGTGCCCGAGAAGAAGAAATCTATCGTGGACGATCGCTTCTTGGCGCTAGCCTTGAGTCTTTTGCTGGCATTCTTGGCAACGTTATGGGCCGAAAAGATGCCGAAGGCAAGATTGCTCTTGCAGGCCAGCAGATTGATGAAATCAACGAAAAAATGGCAACACCTGTAGAAGTGAACATTGATGATGCCGAAGACAAGGCCGTGCTCGACAAACTCGGCCGTGACATCTCATCTGCTGCAGCAATGAACCCGACACAATCAGCGCAGCTTTTCGGCGAGTACGAGCAACTCAAGGAAAAGTCGTTGGACAAATCACGAATCGATGCCGAGACTGCTCGACTTAGTGGTGAGGCTGAAAAAACGGCGGCACTTCTTCCGGCCAAGCAAGATGCTGAGATGCAAAAACTTCTCGCAGAGCAAGAAAAACCAGGAGTACTGGATGATGTTGCTGTTGGTTTAAGTGCCGGCGCAACTTTGGCCGCTGCCGGCAGACCAAAAACTGCACAGCGAGAGTTTGAAGACCTTGCGGAACGCAAAAACACAAGGGCTGGAAAAATAGACGCTCGAATCAAAGAAATGGAAAGAAAGGGCGAGGACACAACAGATCTCGCTGCAAAGCTAGCAAAGATCAAAAAGCAAGGCCAGACGGCTGCAAAAAAAGCAAACACAATTCAGCAGCAGCGGTACAAGAATGCGCGACTTACTGCGGGCCTTGATAAGCCGGAAACGTTTGGTACGAACTTGTCAAACCTGATGACCCCTGCCGAAAAAACAAAATCAAAACTTGATCCGTTTACACAGTTTAAAGGTCTCGAAACTCCTGATTCCCTTGCTTACAACAGTCAAAACAAACGCTTTCCTTTCGGCACAGGCACAACAATAAAGGCTACTTAAATGCCGTGGAAGAATGGTAGGTATATTCCCCGTTTACGGCCTGAACCAAACCAGCTTATCGTTGGTTCAAATACGGTTCAGTTCCCCGAAGACGTAGCGGAATCGGACATCCCGGATGATCTGTTTACCGAATCAGTACTGAGCCGTGTGGTGACCGCAGGAGCCTTTACGGCCTCGTTCTTGAAGCGGGCGATGCCTTCTGCTGTTTTCTCAGTAAAAAACGGTATGAGAGGCTTGTTTGCTTCTGGGTTTGTAGGATCCGACATGATCGAGGATGGATCGATTACTGGATCTAAAATGATCAACCCCATCAAAGTTTCATTGATTGATGGTGGTGCTGCAGGAAATCATACCGTTGCCGGCATAAAGATTACCGATGAACTAATTTCTGTTTTAGAGCAGAATGGAACATCAGGATTGCTTGCAGATCTAACAACCGAGTTTTCAATTAAGAAAGCAGATACAATCGATAATACAGGCGGCACTGCTACCAGTAGCGACAAGCTGCTTGTTTTGTATTTGAGCAAATAGAGAGATCATCATGTCTGGAAAAGAACTTGTACTTAAATTGAACCAACAAATTGGACCTTCGGCGCAGGCTTACTACAAAAAAGTTCAAGGTGATTTTGAAGCATCTCTCAAGCGTGCTGATCAGATTGATCGCCGGATTGCAATGCTGAATCGGTACAAGCTCTCGTATTCAAGCAGAGGGTCAAAAGGCCAAAGAGATGCTGACAAGCGACTTCTTGGATCGTACACGAGGTTGCAATCAAAGGAAGGGAAAGACGTAAAGACTTGGAGTGATCGGACTAAAAAGTCGCTGCTGAAAATTGCAAAAACAAATAACGATTATCTTCAAAAAGCCCAGAACACTATTGGTGGCAGTCAGCAAAAAGACGCATTCAGAGACGCAAAAGACGATCCTGGATTTTTACTGAATCACTTGAAAAATCACTTCACTAACGCTGGACTGATCGCAGAAAAAGACGAATCAAAACCGTCTGATTTTTCTGTAATTTATGCGTACGCCATCGCTAGACAAAGAGTTGATGAGTCGGAAGAAATTCCTGAAGAAAACAAGGCATTGATCAGGAAAGGGATTGATGCTGAGGTTGCTACACAATTCAAGAAGATGAGGCCTGACGTAGGATTTGATGGAGATTCGATCAGTCCGCATGTATTGGTCAACAATTACGCTCCAGTTTTAACCGACAGTAAAATTGCTGAAGTAATGGCTGATCAGACGTATCTTGATCGAGTTGCGCCTGGATCACAAGAAAAACCGGCAGGAGTGGACTACACGACTGAAATCAACTGGCTGAAGAGAAGTCTCGGCATGCCGGTTGCAGGGTCAGCAATGCAAGCCCCAGCGGCAGCAATGGAAGCTCCAGCGGCCACGGCTTCGGTAGAAGAAAAACAGAAGTACATCATCCCTGGGCTGAAGATAGATGGCGACAACGTAACTTTGGATGAGTCGCAGCCTGAAAGTATTCAAGCGGCAACAATGGACAGCCTGAAGGCCAAGGGTATCCAGGTTCCGATCTCTTACAGCAAGTATGTTGAGACTCCGGCAGTTGTTGCATCGACCCTTGATCCATCAAAAAACACTGCTGACTATGATGTAGAGATTGAAAAACTCAAGGCCCGTAGAGATCGTATTCTGGAATCAGGAGCACGCGGTGGCCAAATTTCTAAAGGTCTACTGCAATCATTCACTCATCCCGTTCTTGCGGTTTCTGGAGTCCGGGACGCCCTGAACATCGACATGCCGATTGAAAGCCGGTATCGAAACTTGTTCGGTGGCGCTGCTGACTCTTCAACACCTGACGACATAGAGTTTCAAGCGGCGGCTGATCAGATTCGGGAAGATCGCACCGATGAAGATATAATGGGTGACGATGAAGCTGATGATGGCCTTATGCCTGATCGAATGGACATTTCACCGTCAGGCCTGAAGGCGGGTGGTAGCAGGATAGCGTCTGATGGCAGCAGGGAAGCGGCGAATGACCCCGGCTCACTGGTAACAGAAGCAGTCGTGAACCGTCTAAAAGATGCAGCAAATCTCAACAATGACATTGACCCAAGAGATTTGATTGAAGACATCATGGAGCTTCCCTCTGACGTGAGGGACGTTTTTCCATTCGAATTTGTATCTGCTTTGTACACTATTTCAGAAACAGGAGGCGCAAAAGGAAGCGACGAAGACCCAGGAATGCGCAAGGAAGCCATGAAAAAGCTTATGGCGAAGTACGGCGGTCAGCTTGACGCGATTGCTGCCGAGGATGAGCGGCGCGTGTCGAACTACATCGCAACGATTGACCCATTGAACTACCCGACCACTCAAAGCAATGAAGTTGTTGAGTTGCTCAACTTTTTGAACCATCCAGGGTCTTTTGCTGACGGTGATCGACCAGAGCCTGGAATGATTCAATCAAAATCCTTGGGATCTGCGGGCAACTCGTTTTTGAATGCCGGATTGAGTACTCTTGATGATGGTTCGCCCTTTGGAGAAATCGATGAAGTTCTTGAGTCTGTGGTTGAAGATGCCAGAGACTCACTGATTATCGATAGTGCGCCTACTGCCGTTGCAAGCATTGATGAATACATTGATGAAGACCCGGATGCAACGCGAAAATTCGAAGAAGCCACTCGATCTAAATATGATGACGATGACATGAAGGGCCGGCAGCAAGGCCTTACGATTGCACAATCGGCATCGCGATTTGATCCAAATTCATTTGAGTCGAGAAGTCTTGCTAATTTAAATATGATGCGAACTATTTTCGGTGGCTCCGTGGACGGAGACCCACTGTTCATGCCCAGAGAGACCCCCGAGGTTAAGGGCACGACGACTGCATCTGCTCCAGCGCCAACTGTCGATGCAGGCTCTAGAATGGCCGCTGTCATGCCCGAGCCAAGAGCGGCAGACGACTCTGCTGTAGCGGTAAATACCCTTGGTGACCAACCCGACGCGGACTTGGGACGAAAGCCGGGGGCTCCTCCCTCCAGAGAAGAGCAGTTTCGTCAGGGGGGTGTTGATTCGTATGATTCCGCCATGGCTTTCAAAAAAGCAGCGGAGACCAAACCAAAGACCGAACCAAAGACCGAACCGAAACCTCGTTTTCAACCCTCAGACATTTCGTTTGCCTCTGTTGCTGATGAAATTGCAGTAGAAGAACCTGCGAGATTTCGAAAATACGAAGAGTTGACTGACGACGAACTCCAAGTTTGGGGTCGCAGGTATGGTGCTCATCTTAAAAACGCAGTCAAGCGAGGCGGACAAAATTTCGATAGGACTGCTGACCAAGTTTATAAAGACGTGGAAGCCTTGGGTCTTTCTCCAGAGTTTGCTTCTCAAGCAATAAACGACATTTATTATTCAACGGATCTTGGTCAACGCGATCCAGAATACAAAGAGTACTTGGCGAAGCAAGAGCAAACACCCGATTCAAGTAAGACCAAGTTGGCTGGTGGATTGAAAGTTCCAGAAGAAGGGAATCCAGAACCCATTCCTGAAATTAGCGATGATCGGAATGAAGAAAACATGCGCATCATGGCACAAGGTGGTGACTCAGACACGTTGATGTCGAGAGCCGTTCCGCCCACAGATCCAGATGAAGCGGGTGACCTCGTCATCACTTCGATGTATGGCATCCGCGACGGCAGGCGCCACAAGGGAATAGACCTTAGAGCAAGAAAAATGGACGGCAATACAAACGTGTATTCTGTGATGGATGGTCAAATTTCAGCCATTGAAAAGAATCCATCGGGAGAATCCGGTCGATACGTTTTTGTGAATCACAATGATGGGTTGCAAACTCGATATTTTCACGGAGAATCAATTCCTGAAGGTTTGCGAGTCGGGATGCCTGTTTCGGCGGGTGACATGATTATGGTTGCAGGCCAAAGCGGAAGATCCAAAGGACCTCATCTTCATTTCGAAATCGGTAAATTAAACGACAGAGAATTCGTCCAAATGGACCCTATGACCGCACTACCAAACGTATTTGAAAATTATGTTTTGAGTGATGATCTGTCTCTAATGAAGGCGTCAACTTTTTAATAATAGAGAAAGACCATGGCCAATGAAAACGACGAACTCGCGGTAACCACTGAAGAGGAGCCACCGATTGAATTCGATTATGGTGGTCAGCCAGCGGGCGCTGAACAAGCAAACATTCCTCCCGGCTATGCACGCGAAGATGTATTCAACCTGGATGAGCCGCTTGAGTTTGCTGAGCAAGATCGCGATCTGGCTGCTCAAGCTGCGTTTAGTTCAACGTACGATTTTTTGTCCGAAGAAAATCCAGAAGCCAGCCACAATGAGCTTAAAAACAGAACACGCGCTGCTTTGTCCGGTCGTAAATACAATGAGGGACTGTTTCCTGAAACAGAGTTTGGTGACGAACGATTCGTTGTGGGTGATCCGCTTGATTCGAACCTTGTTTTTGCTCCTTCAGTTGGTCAGTTGGTTTCACGATCGGGATCACTTGGCACAATTCCGATGTACAAAATGCAGGAGCAAGCGTCGGCAAAAGCCATGAAGGGTATGAGGTTTGATCAACAAGTAAGGCACATATTGTTTGCTGATCCAAGCCCAGAGACCATGATGACTCTGCAGCAAGCCATAGATCAACGAATGGTCGATAAAGATGCAAATCTCATCCGACCACCGTCTGTTACTGAGCGAGAGTATGTTCCCGACAATGAAACCCTCAGAAACGTGGCCACTTACGTATCTGGCGGTGCTGCTGCTCTGGGCGGTGTTGGGGGCCTTGCCACTGCTGGGCCAGCCGGACTTGTTCCTGGTGCATTGCTTGGTGGAATGGTTGGTGCGGGTATTGGCAATCTAGGGGTCATTGGTGTTGCTGGATTCTCTTCAATGCCAGAAGATTACGGTACTATTGAAGGCGTTCAAGATCTCGTAAAGCGGACGTATACATTATTCGGCCTTGGCGATGACTTGGCTGGTTTCCTCGCTACATCTGCACCGGAAGCAAGAGATCTAATGGTCACAAACATTGTGACTTTAGGAGAGGCATTTGGGTACGGACGGTCTGCTCAATGGATCAAAGAAAACGAAATTAACGAGCTTAGCGATATCTCAAACAAAGGATCTCAATCCATAAAAGCGATTGAAAAGAAACTCTCAGAAGAAACCTCTGTAGATGGGGTTGCCATAAATCCAATGTTTCCATTGATGCCACAGCTAGGCCAAGGAACCATGAGGAAACTTGTTGAGGAGATTGCGGATAATTTTACTTTGGGACTGCATGAAATTATGGACGAAGTTGGTCGCAGTGACGAATACAAATCCGCTCGATCACAAGCACGCAAAGACTTCATGGTTTCCAAGAAGGTTGAATACGACCTACTGTCTCGAAAAGCAAAGCCATCTGATGAGGATTGGTCTGCCCTAAACTTGTTCAATCACGTTGACGAAGGAATTGCTACAGAGGAAGACATCAAGCCTCAAGTGTCTGGGTGGGTCGACAACCTTTCATTCAACACGTTGCATCCATCGCTTCGCGGCGAAGTTCCTGATGTTCAAAAATTCAAAGAACTTGCATCGACAATTCCTCGAAACCACCCAATGTTCACCAAAGACATTCCACCGAATGTTGCTGCTGCGATTTTGGCGGTTCACGATGGTCGATCGGATGATCGAATCCAAATTCTAGTAAATGCGTTGCCGATTGGCTTCATGCGACACTCTCCTGGTTTTGATGTTGTGATTGAAAACAGCATCCCGGATTTTGAAAAAGTCAAAGAGTGGGCCGTTGATACCAACACGTTTTTGGATGAGGAGACCGGCGCAAAAATTACTCGTATTTTTGAGCGTGAAGCGTTTGATCTTACCAATGTTCCCGTTTTTACGGACGGACACACTACGCTGTATAAGCGGTCTAAAAATGCTGAGATAATGAACTGGGCAGCCTCCATCGTCACAGCGGTAAATGAAGCTGACTTTGACCTTGTTCCTGAAGTTCTTGAGCCTCTGGCAAAAAATCTTGGCCTTCCGAATGACTTGTACATTCCCAACTCGGCTGGATTAGATCGTCAAAATCAACTTGGAATTCGAGATCCCAACTTGCCGTATTTGGTGAAGCTTGATGCTCGAATAAAGAGCGGGTTGGGTGGCCCTCATCTTGGTATGCAAGAAATTGCGCGCGCCCTCGGACACAATCCAGATTCGTGGCAGTACAACTTTATGTCTGCATACGGATTTGCTCTTGAAAACTTAAACGTGGAAAAAAGCATTTTGGGCGGCGCTGGCCGTTTTGCTCGAACTGTTGGGAATGTTCCGTATGCGTACAGAGGCTTTGTGGCCGCTGAGTCTGGATTTAAGTTCAAGGCAGCAAAACAAAACTTGCTTGCCAATGTATCTAAAGATTCATCTGTTGATCCTGTTGCGGCAAAGCACCAATTGATTGTAGACATCTTGATCAGTAAAATGAACAAGGGCGTCAATCCGCTTCAAAAATACGATCCAGAAACGGGCGTTGGTATTTCATCGGCTAAAAAAATACTGATCACTCGTTTGTTTGAAGAAGCTGGAATTGACCCAGACGTTGTATTTGCTGCATTTGAAGAAGCAGCAGGAAATGCAATAAAGGTCACGAAAGCCACGGAAGATCTTGTAAGGAGACTTGGTGACAACGAAGTCATGGTTTTCAGGTCATCGAGTTCATACAAAAGGATTCACTCACAACTGAATGAACTGGTGAATGAAGGGCTTATTTCACCAAATGACGCGGCTGTGTTTCTGGCTCAAATTGAATACCAATCGTTCAAGGCGGCGAACACACCAAGCAATCAGATCGGTTCCGGTGGGATTAGAAGCGCAACTCAAATCATAGACGATCTTGAGATTCGTTTAGATCGAAGCCCAGACGACGCAGAAGGCAATGTCCGTTTATCTCTGGCCACGACAGGTGAAGGTACACGATTCACTGCAAGAGATCGTGTTGTACGTTCTGCATTTGAGTACGATGAAAATACAGGTAAACGGGTCATTAGTTTGTTTACTCGTGGCGATATGGGGGATCTTTGGTCAGCCAACGCTGACTTCATGAACTCATTGATGGGTCGAGAGTTTAGTCAAAAGCTGATTGCGATGTTCGATCATGAAGTAGATGAAAACGGAGTTCGTAGGCTGACCGCAGCAGGAGCCGAACAAATTGGAGACAGTTGGCAGTACTACCGACGAGTCAAAGATTTACCCAACGGCTTTGCAGCTAGAATGTTTGACGAGTTGTGGATTGCTCTTCACAATTTTTGGAGCCGGCTTCGTAAGCAACAAGGAGTCCTTCCAAAGCAGGTCCGCCAATTCTGGGACGCTGAGTTTGGTGAACTGCCCAAAGATCGTAGATTTGTGGAAGGCGCCGTTGATTCTGTAAGGCGCAATACCAATGAACCAATTTTTGTCTCAGGTGATGCGCTTACAAGGGCTGAACAATCTCGACCCAAAAAAGTTGGACAAGAAATAGTCGCCCGTCAGATGGGAATGGATGTCAGCACACTGCGGGCTTTTCTGGGTCAAAAAATGTCTACGGATATTGAAATTAGGGTTGATCCTGAAACCGGCGCGCGAGTTCGCATACCTCGTCAAGTTTACCGAGACTTTCACTACGACCCCCTTGATGTCGGTCGAAAGATGTTGGCTCTCATAGATGTACAGCCGTACAGAAAGCGTATTAGTGAAAGAAAAACTGCGACAATTGGCACGGGTAAATACTACGTACCGGTATTCAGGGTCAGTGCAGTTTTGAGCGCAGCAAAAAAACGCATGACTGATGCGCTTGGCTCATTGCCAAATGACCTTGAAAACAGAATTCAACAAAGAGATTTTCAAAGCTCAGATAATGGCTAC